ACCTTACCTGCCGTAACGCGAAGAAGCAGGGCAAACTAACCGCCAAGACTGCCTAATAAGCGTCTAGGAACAGGTAACATATTGGTGGTGGGGGTGTATGCCCCCACCACCAATACTATTCGGGAGAGATTATGGCTAAAGTTGGCAAAGGTCTTGGACCAAAAGATAAGTCGTACGAAAAGGCTGAAGAGAAGCGCCTAGGAGGGTTGAAGCCATCCTCCAAGAAGGGTCCATCTTCTGCTTCTGCTGGCTACAAGAAGTTGAAGAACCCTGCCACTGAGGCTAAGCGACGCGAGTTCGTAAAAGCAGAGTTGGCTAAGAAGAATATTACCCCCAGCGCCAGTGGTAAGCGTTCGGTTGCTGAGATTGCGGCTCGCGAAATGGCTCGCCAGAAGTTTGCTCGTCAACGCAAGCGTCAACGCGCAGCCCGTAAGTCGTCATCCGATTATGGAATGGAATAATGGCTGACAAAAAGCCGAAGGAAATCACTCCGATTCCACCAGACCGTTTTAATGCGTTGTCTGCTGCCGACAGGAATACCCACCTAGAGGAGTTGGGTCGTCAGGCGATGATTGGCAAAGCCAAATGGATTGAAAAGACTGGTGTTTTGGGCAGGCAGGTTGAAGCCTATAAGGCGGCTACTTCGCAGTCTGAACGTCGCAGCATTTTGCGCAATATGGGCGAACAGGTGCAGAATTCGTATGTTTCTCGCAATTTCAAGAGCAGTACCTCCGCAAAGCCGCGTATGACGGTGCGTGAAGCCTTTGGTGCTGCGAAAATAGAATTGGGTCGTGGTGGTCGTGGAGGTGGGGGTTCGCTGAAGCGAACCAACTAATATACGGGAACAAAACCCGTATTTGTGATGAACTCACAGCCCAATCCAGTTCCTGCACACTCCTATTATGGGGTACTTGTTGACGGTTACCGTCTGACCCCTACTGCCGACAGCCGTTTGGCTGCCCCCAGCGGACCATATTTGGGTCGTGATGGGAAATGCAAATGGGCGGATGATACCTGTGAAGGGTTCGCGGTCAAGGATTCTGAGTTCTGCATTGGGCACACGAAGCGTGTTTCCAAGAGTAAGCAGCATCTGAAAGCCAAGACTGGCGAAAAATTGGTTGACCCCAAGGATGGTGAATAATGGCTTATCAGACAATGACCGCAACTTCGTTGCGTCAAACTGTCCGCGATATTACCGATTTGGACACCGAAGATTTGCCAGATTCGCTGCTGAACCTGTATATTCGTGACGGCTATTACAGGATTTTGGATGTTGAGAAGCGTTGGTCGTTTTTGGAGCAATCGTTTACGTTTAATACGGTAGCGGGACAAAGGGAGTATTCTATTTCGGCGTTTACCGCCGACCCCATTTCTCAGGTTGTGTCCATTGTTGACAATACGGCTGTTGGGCAGCGTTTGGATATGGTTTCGTATGATATGGCTGAGCAGACTTATATGGGGTCATATGATACGTCTGGCGACCCTTTGTTTTATGCTGTTTGGGATGGCGCTATTCATTTGTTTCCGAAGCCGAACAATGTTAGGACGTTGACTTGTCGCGGTTATCGTGAACCGATTGATTGGGTCACCAGCGGTGGCGCTGTTGACGCGTCACCGTCTTTGCATTTTCCGTTGGTTTATTATGCGTGCAGCCGTATTTATCAGCGTCTTGAGGATTCTGCTATGGCTGCTGTTTATAAGCAGTCGTTTGATGAGGGTGTTGCTCTTGCTCGGGCGCAGATTAAGAAACCTGTTAGCCACGGGCATTTGATTATGGCGCATGGACAAACCAAGGGTCGCCCAACTTATAAGGGATGGTTGGAGCAACTTGGCAAGACGTTGGGGCAATAAGTGTCGCAGTTGCAAATTTTCCAGCAGCAGGATTTTACTGGCGGGTTGAACTTTCGTGCCGACCAGTTCCAGTTGGCTGAAAATGAGTCGCCGCGTATGTTGAATGTTGAGATTGACCCGCGAGGCGGCGTGTTTTCTCGGGGTGGTTATCAACGGATTAACACGACGGCTGTTGCTGGCACGTGGGACCCACACCAGTTGTGGTGGTTTACTGGTGCTACGCCGCGGATTATGTTGACGAACGGCACCCAAGTTTTGCATTCCACTGGTGGGGATTTTACGGTGTTGGAAAGTTCCGCTGGGGTTCCTGTTGCTGCTTCAGCGGATGAGGGTGCATGTTTCGCGAACTGGGGTGACGAATTATATATTGCTGGTGGACATGGTGGTACTACTGGTTACCGTTGGAAAACAACTGACGCATATGCGACCTCTATTCCAGTGTTGACGTCGGCGCATTGGAACAACAATTACAATAGCCCTGGGTCTAACCATTTTCCGTTGGCTGAACACCTCGTTGTCCATGCCAACAAAATGTTTGCTGCCGATGTTACCGTAAGTGGTACGCATTATCCGAACAGGGTGTATTGGTCGCATGAGAATCAGCCACGAGATTGGGCTGAAGCGGATTATGTAGAAATTAATACTGGTGGCACTGGTGTTCGCGGTATGGCTGTTGTGGCTGGTTCGCTGGTCATATTTAAGCCTCAGGCGGTATTTGTTCTTGTTGGTTATGATTCGGATAATTTTCAGTTGGTTGAATTGTCAACGAAAATTGGTGCTGTTTCGCATCGTGGTATTGCGGTATCTCAAAGCGGTGTATATTTCTTTAGCAACCCTGAGGGATTATATTTCTTTAATGGTTCCAGTATTGTTGATATTTTTTCGCCGCTGCGTCCAGCAGCGGATTTGGGTCAGTTCAATACTGCTGTTCCTGAGGCGATTTCTTTGAGTTGGGTTAATAACAAGTTGTGGTTGTCGGCGGCGTATGACCGCACGACAACGGTTACGAATGTTACTGTTAATTTCGTGTATGACCCGAGCATTGGTGGTTCGGGTGCGTGGACAATGTTTCAGTCCTCTGATGGATATGGTCTGATTAGTGGTTCTGATTTTACGGATGCTAGTGACGTTAACCGTTCGTATATGATTCATCCTGTGCAGCCTTATGTTCTTGAGGTTGACCGCTATAGTACGGTAACTGACAACATTAATGGTACTCCCACAAACTTTACGAGTACGTATCGCACAAAGTGGTTTGATGGCGGCACGTATTTGCAGAAGAAAATGTTTCGCCGTCCCGATTTTGTGGTGAAGAACCCTGATATTTCTTCCAGTATTAATGTTAAAGTTTTTCACGATTATGATGATGGCGACAACAATCAGCGCCGTGCTTATGATTTGGTTATTTCTCCTCCAGATGCTGGTTTGATTTGGGGTACAGATTTGTGGGGTGATGTGTGGGGTTCTGGTTTGCCAACTTCGGCGATTATTGTTGGCAAGAATTTGGGTTTAGCCAAGGCTGTGCAAATTGAATTGACTGGTCCAGCAGGTCAGTCATGGGGCATTAACAGTATTGGCTGGAAGTATCAACCAAGGAGAATCAAAGGATAATTTATGGCTACTCTTAGTATTCCAAATAACTTTATTAACGGCACCGTCGCAGTAGCGACGGAGGTTAACGCCAACTTTACGGCTGTTAAGACTTTCGTTGAGGGTATTTCGGCGGGGACAAACATTGACGATGGGGCAATTACTTACAGCAAGTTGGATGCGAATGTCGCTTCTCAGTTGGCTGCTGGTGATTCGGCTGCTGTGGTTCTTGGGGCGCAGGTGTTTGGCTGATTATGCCAGCAGAGTTACTTTTGCCTCAGGTCAATGCGTTGGCTGGTCCAGACAAGGATGCGTTGACGAATATTTTTGCGGCGTTGCTGCGTGAAGTGAATCGTCTGAATACGGAGATTGATAATTTGCGTCGGGAGATGAAGCGATGAGTAATGTTGAAACAGCGATGTATAGTGATTTTGGGTTGTCTGAGGCTGCTCAACGCCGTCAACGTTTGGCGCAGTCGCTGGCTAATCAGCAGGCGGCATTTATGGGTCAGACGCGTGGTCAGCGTCGTATTTCTGATATTACTCGCCAATATGCTGAGGGTTATCGTCCTCGTCAGGCTGAGTTTGGGCGCCGCGGTTTTGGTGGTCCCAATGTTCAGTCTGGTATTCGTCAGCGTGGTTTGCAGCGTTATGCGGAGCAGTTTCAACGTGATTTGGGTGATGAATCGTTGGCTTTGCAGCAGGAGTTGAATAATATTGCGATGTTGGAGGCTGGTGGTCAGGCTGATTTGGATTCGTATCTGAATCAGTTGCGTGTCAATAAGGCTCAGCAGATTATGGAAGCGGCAGCGGCTTTGTCGCAATATACGGGATATTAGAACAAGGAGCATAATGGTATGACTGTTACACAAGAAGAAATAGATGCATATAACAAGAGAATGCAGAATATTTATGCGCCTGCTTACACGCAGACTCGTGGTTTCAGCACCCCTAGGCAGTCGGTTGGTGGTGGTTTGTCGGGCAGGATTGACCCAGCAGAATTTGCAAAACGCCAACAGGCGCGTCTCAAGGATATAGAAAAAGCAAAGGAAGAAGAGAAGGACCTTGCTTCTGAAAAGTTGGCTATGGCTAGGGCGGCGGCTAGTTTGCAGGCTGACCGTGAGGCTCGTGAATGGGAAAAGCAAAAGCGCAAGTGGGATGTTTCTGACCGCGATTTGCAGTTGCGTTTGGCTGAACAGCAGAGGGAGCGTGAAGCGGCTGAGCGAGCGCGTCAAGGTGCAGCATATCGCGGCATAGGCGATTTGTATGCGCGTCAAGGTGAAGAGTCTTATCAGTCGGCGTTGCAAAGGATTTCCGATTTGTATGGCGGTGAAGAGGGTGCGTTGTCTGATGCACGTAAACGCCAGTTGGATGCGTTGAGCAGAGCGTTGGGTGAATCTCGTGGGCAGATTACGTCCGCTGAGCAGCAAGCCTTGCAGGGGCTTGTTGCACCAACCGCGTATCAGAATGTTCCGCTGGTGGATTTGTCCCCGCAGCAACAGGTTCTTCAGGCAGCGTTGGCTGCTGAAGGTGTCGGTGCTTCACCCGAGCAGATTGCTGAACAGAATTATGCGCAGCAGTTGGCTGCGCAGTTTAATGAGTTGGCTAGGCGTTCATCTGAACAGTTGAATGTTGGGGAGCAGAACTATTTGGCTGCTTTGCGTAATGCTTTGACTGGTGGCGCTTTGGCGGCACGGACAGGTGTGGAGCAGCGTGGCACGGCGATTACGGGTGGCATTGAGGAGCAATATGGGGCGGCTATGCGCGAGTTGGCTCGTCAACGGGCTGCTGAGCAGGCTGCCGCCGAGCAAGCACGTCAGGAGGCAGCACTTAGGGCTGCTGCGGCTCGTGCTGAGGCTGAAGGTTACTCCCCTGCCCCACAGTCGGATGAGGAAAAGCAAACTCAAACCGAGACTGAGGCTGAGGCTGCCCGTCGCAAGGCGATGGAGCAGTTGGCGGCTGCTATTCTCAGGGGTGAAGCCGTACAAATGCTTTAATTGGGGAACGTTTCCCGCATTATAGATATGGCTGCTGTTACTCCTGACCCAACTGAGCAGTATATTGCGAAATTAAAGCGCCAATATGGTAAGGATTGGCTTTCCAAGTCTTTGGGTGTTACGTCGCAAAGCCGAGCCATATATGAGAATCCCAATGCGTGGCGGAAACGCATAGGTGATGGCACTTATGACACGACCGTTAATGAGGAAAAAGCGAAGTTGGAAAAGGCTGCGAGTACCGCATCGCAGCGCATTAAGTATTCGTTGGACATTCCTTATGAGAAGCGTCAGGAACTTATTGCGGAAATCAATAAGGCGTCTCAAGGCGAAAAGGCTAATGTTGATAAGTCGTTTTGGGACAAGATTACGGAGATTGCTACATCTCGTGTTATTTCGCCGTTCATAGGAAATTTCAAGGCGGGTGTTTCTCCTGCTGATAAAACCGAGTTGATTCCTTTCAAGAAGGAAGTTGCTACGGTTTGGAGTGGCACCAGAAAAGCGCAGAAGATTGCGCAGTCTGGTCTTAAAGAAATTCAGGACTTGCAGACGCAGTTGAAGAAGAAGGGTCCGTTGGGTGCTGGGGCTGCCGAGGCGGTGGGTTTGGTTGCTGGTGGAATTCCCAAGTTGGCTAATGCGATGCAAAGCATCGCTGGTTATTCTGCTAATTCTGAAGAATTCAAGAGGATTGCTGAAGAAAAAGGCGACAAGTTGAATCCGTCGTTTGACGAGTTCATTATGCAAATCAAGGACCCTGATTGGGCTTGGCGCAATAGCGTATATTCGCAGTCCATTAAAGAACGTAGCAAGGCGTGGCAGGAAAATCTGAAAGATTTGGATATTCCGTTGCCCAAGACGGATGTTGATATTGAGGTTGGTCAGTTGGCTGCCCGTTTGCCTGCGTTCATTACAGATGTTGGTGTTGATGTGGCTACGGACCCGTTGTCGTATGTTACTGGTGTTGGTGAGGTTGCGTATATTGGTAAGGCTGGTCGCACACTTCTCGCTGAGAAGTTCGCGACTACCGAAATGGTAGCCAGATATCCTCAGTTGGCTGGTAAAACGAATGAGATTTTGCGGTTGGGTCAGTGGGCTATTCCGAAGGAGATTCGTTTAGCGGAGGGAATTAACAGCGGTGTGCGTATTGCTGGTTCTCCGATTGCTGGCACGGACAATATTGCGATGATGGTTGGTAAGCCTTTGTCTATTGTTCGCGCAAAAATAGCGGACTATGCTGCCGCGACTCGTTTGGGTGATGTGTTGGGCAAGTATGGTACACGCAAATCTATTATTGAGTTGGCGAATGCTGGCAAAAAGGGAATTTTGTCCGAGGCTAATACTTGGAAGGCAACCGACGAGGAAGCGCGTCGGGGTGTTGCGGCTTGGTCCATGCGCATGATTGGAAAAGGCACCACGAATGAGGAAGCACGCAAGGCTGCGGCTGCGGTTAAGCCGATTATTCAGGAAGCCCAAAAAACTGGAAATAGGAATCTGCCTGAGTTGGTGGAAATGTTGGGAACTGCGCCTTATCGTTTGGATGAGACGCAACTCAAGTTGGCTACCGATTTTAAGAATTGGCAGGATTCATTATACAAGTTGGTGCAGGAACGGTACGAAAAGTTCGGTTTGGATTTTGGTTCAACCATAAAGGATTGGTCGTGGTTGGATGGTTATGTGCATCACACGATGACGCGTGAGGCACGCGATTTCTTGCGCAGTAAAGCGGGTGATGTTGCTCGTGGCGCGTTGCGTAATGGCGATTTCACCTTGGATGAAATCCTGAATGTTGGTCGCCCGTTGCGTCACCGCAAGTTGGTTGCGGGTGAAGAGTTCATGGGTGTTGAAGTAAAACAGGGCACCATCACGGAAATGAACGACATTTTTAAGCGTGTGACTGGAACGGACATAAATTTCTTTGAGACGGATGTTGCTGTCGTTGCCGAATCTTACGCAAATTCAATGGCGAAAATGTTGGGTCGCGAAGCATTCACTCGTCGTGGCATGGCATTCGGTGGCGACGTAGCCCAAAAGTTGATTAAGGTTGATGTTCCAGATTCCAAGTTGGCTGAAACGTTAAAGAAGTCGTTGGTTGAGTGGCGTTCTGTCCGTGCTGGTTTGCGTGGCGATGTGGCGGCATCGTATAATGGTTTGGAGAAGTGGGTGCGCGAAGGCGTCAAGGAGGCTGAGCGCATCGTCAACAAGCAGGCGCGGGAAACCGCAACGAACGAAAACTCAATTAAGGTTGCCGTTGAACGTTTACGCAAACTAGAGGCTGATTTGGTTGAGGCGCGTAATGCCGCCGACACTGTTGAAATGGCGATGCGTGGCGAGTTTGACACGCAGCACGCGGTGCTGCTGTCCGAGGTTCAGAATCTTCGTGTTGCTTTGGAAACTGGTAATGCGGATATGGCGGTTCAGCGTGAGATATTGCAGAACACCTATATGGCGATGTATCCGAATGCGAAGAAAATTCCTGATGATGTGGATGTGTTGGCTGACCGTATAGTTCGTGCGCGTGGTGGCGCAGCCTCCAAGGAGGTGCGTTTGATTGAGGACGAGATAACAAAAATTAGCACCAAGTTGGATGATGTTGACCCTAAAAGCCCAGAATATGTGGCGTTGACGAACCGTGAAGCAGAACTGAAAGAACTGTTGAATGGTTATAATGTCGCAAGCGAGAACGCGTTGCGACAGGATTATGCGCTGGATACGCCGTTTTTGTTTATTGATGATTCGGAGTTGTTGCTAACCAGTCAACAGGTTCCGTTTACCATGTTGCGTTCCAATCCTCGTTCAGCGGGGACGGGGAAGTTGGTTGGTATTCGTGCGTTGGCAAATGACGAGATTTTGGATAGCCGCACGTTTGAGGGTGTAACACATATTTTTGGTGCACGCAGCATGGGTGAGGCGTTGGCTGACCAGATGGATTTGGCTGGTATTGATAGCACGTTGTATCGTGAGGTGTTGGACCGTCATATGGCTGGTTTGGCTGTTGACCCGCAGTTCCGTAATCAGTACCCTGATTTGTCGGGGTTGATGTACCAGTTTGATGACGTTGCAAACATTTCGTCGGTTGAATCTGATACGGCAAAAATGTTGTATGAGAATCTTGTTGACAATATGGTTGGTGTTGCCGTTAGGGCTGGAATTGCCAATCCTGAGGTTGCTGGTAGGCAGATGGTGGATTCGGCGTTGGGTGATTTGGCTGCTGCCGCTGAAGAAGTCGGGTTCGCTAAGGGCATTATGTTGCCTGCGGATTTGTTTGATGAGGGCGCAGCGTTGGATGACATTGTGGTGTTGCGTTCACCCGATTATAGTCCGTCGCCGTCGCCAGCGCCGACGGCTGAGGTGTTGTCCGCGGATAACAAGGTGTTGCAGTCGGTGTTGCGGTCAGATTTTTCTGCGGCATCGGCGCAAACTGCGGATGATTTGGAAACCGTTAAGCATGCTTTGACTTTGTTTGATGAGCAGCGTAACGAAATCAGGCGTTCCATTAAGGCGTTGAATGCGTCTCGTGCTGGGAAGATTGGTGCCGCGAAGAAACGCGTCACCAAAGCCGAGGCAGCGAAATTGGTGTCGGAGCGTGTCCGCACTGGTGAGGTTCAGGTTGTTGTTGGCGGCAAGAAGGTTCGGTTGAATCGCGCCCAGATTGAGAAGCAGTTGGAGCGGTCCACCAAGCAGGAGAATAAGTTGCGTACGAATTTGGAGCGTACTGTTGCTCAGGCGCGGGGACAAGTTCGGGTGGATGGCAGGACGGTCGCGGGGTTGGAACGTAATGTGCGTACGACTGGTGAGCATGTGGCTGTGTTGTTTGACCAGCAACGCGCCTTGAAGGCGTGGGAGGGTGGTTTGGGTGAGCAGTTGAAGGCGGATATAAACGCTTTCGGTCAGGCGTTGAGTGAGATGCCTCCCAAGGGTGCCGCTGGTGACGCTACTCGCGCTTGGGCGCGTCGTGTTCAGGCTACGATTGAGCAGTCTAATCGCATTAAGGACCCGAAGTTGCGTGCGGCGTATGACAGGGTGACTACGTTGTTGCATGATGCGGAGGTCGGGTTGCATTTTGCTGAGCAGCAGGTTAAGGATTTGGAGTGGACGTGGGATGCGGTGCGTCATGCCCGTTTGGCTGCTGACACTATTGAGGTTGCGATGCGCGGCTGGGAGGAAATTGCTGGGCTTGGTGTGCAGTTGCCAGATGAAGTGGTGAAGATGTGGAAACCGAATTTGGAGGACATTGTGAAGCAGTTGTCCTCGCAGACTCCTTTGCGTCAGGAGGCTGGCAGGGTGTTGGATGTAATCCATAAGTTCTTTAAGACGTATGCGATTGGTTCTGTTGGCTTTATTGCCCGTAACGCATATTCGGCGTTGTTTATGAATGGTGTTGCTGGTGTTGCTGGAAGTGCGACGATTGACGGCATTCAAGCCGTCCGCGCATACCGAAAGTATGGTCCGAACCGATGGTTGGACGCGTTGGGTATAACGGATGACGCTGAACGTTTGCTTTATGAGGAGGCTATGCGTGCACGTTTGGTAACTGGAAACGGTTTGTTCGGTGATTTGGCTGAACCGCAAGTTGGTGGCACGGTAACCGAGAAATTGTTGAACAACAAGTTCACGCGTGGTATTCGTCGCGGCAACGAATATGTTGAGGATGCGGTGCGGTTCCCGATGGCGTTGGATACGTTACGCAAGGGCGGGTCATATAGCGAGGCTGTGCAACGCATCAGCCGATACCATTTTGATTACAGTGACTTGAGCAGGTTTGATGAAAAAATGTTGAGGATGGTTCCGTTCTGGATTTGGACTACGCGTAACATTCCGTCGCAGTTGGCTAACCAATATATGCGTCCGAGCACGTATGCGATTTGGGAGAACATTCAGCAGAACTTGCCTGTTGATGCTGGGATAACGATGCCAGCGTGGATTGACAAGTATGAGCCTCTTGGTTTGGTTGCGTTGGGTTTGCCTGATGATATTGTGCTTCGCCCCGATTTGCCGCATCAGCGGTTGGCTGATTCCATTGAGCAGATAACGAACCCGTTGCGCCTAATTGGCAATATGTATCCGACGATTAAGGTTCCCGCTGAGGCGGCGTTTGGTCGCCAGTTGGGTATTGATGTTGGTCCGTTTAAGGAGGAGCAGCGTGTCGCAAAAGGTTTGGAAAAACCGATTGCGGAAGTATTGGCATTGTTGCCGTTCTTGGAGAAGGGTGTTGGGCGTAATGCTCAGGGGCAGCGTACGATTTCTGATTTCGCCAATTATGCGGTGGCGTCTTTCGCGCCACCTGTTGGCACTCTGCAACGTTTGTCGGGTGGCAGACTTGGCGGCAAGGACACGTTGTCCGAGCGGCAGTTGTCGTCTGTTGCGAACTGGTTTGGTATTCCGTTGCAGGAAGTTAAAGATGTGCAGCAACGCGGCGAGATAATCAAACGCCAGTTTGATATCAAGGATTTGGTCGCCGAATTGGTGCGCAAGGGTTACGTCCCCAAGAAAGATTAGGTTAATTATGGCTGAGAACAAAACACGTTTCTATAATTGGCAGAAGGCTACTGCGACCGATTATGTGAAGTTTCGTAAAGAGTCACCGAATCTGGTTGCACTCAAGGATTATCTGTGCAAGCGTTGGGGTGGTGCCAGTGTCGGCATTCTGAACAAGCGTCCCATTCGTGGTGGTACGTCCCCGTCGTCGCACACCTTCGGTGCTGCGCTGGACTGGCGATACGGCGACACCGTAGGGCATAGACACAAGGTGGAGGTGGAGGTGTTGCCTTGGCTGGTGCAACATTCGGAGGAGTTGGGCATCCAAGCCATCCACGACTATTATGGGGCTAGGATTTGGCGGTCAGTGCGTGAAGGTGGCAAACGTGGCTGGAAGGCTCAACCCGTGAAAGCGGATATGGGTGCGTCGTGGGCTAAGTGGTTGCATATTGAAACCACCAAGCGCGGATGGAAGGATGGTAGCCGTGTTGATGGACGAATCCGTTAAAACGTGTGGCTGTCTAAAGGACAGAACTATCCCCAAATCTAGGGACGTGTATTGCGACCAGTTGGATGAGCAAGACGACGAAGATTAGTCGTAGTCGTCGGCGAGGGCGTTTTCTAGTTCGCCCATAATTCTTCCGTACTCTTTCAGGCATGCGGCGAACGCCTGCGAATCACCAGTTTGTGCCCTGTTCCATGTGCGCACTAGGTCACGTGCGGCTAGTCGGCTGATGGAGAACTCCATAATGTAACCCCTGTGTGCGTCCTCGTAAATGTGGGCGAACAAGTCCGACATTTCTTCCATGTCGTCTGGGTCAAAGTCGTATGGCTCCATACCATTACGTTTCTCGTGCCTTGCGGATTGCTTTTATGGCGAGTTTGACATGCGTCAAATCGCCTTGACGTGCGTGAGGAATGCGAAGTTTCGCTGCTTCCGCCTCAAGGTCGTTCAGCATGCTCTCAAACAAATCTAAATTAATTTGCTTCTTTGGTGATTTCGTCATATATTCCTGCGGCGATGTTGGAGATTTTTTCGTCAATGTCTGGGAACAAAATGTTCAGCATGGCAACTGTGGCGAGAATGGTTGCGACGATAAAATCTTCGTCAACTGAAATCTCTCCACCCCCGAGATTTATTTTTCGCCCATTCTCTGATGAACCGTATTTGCTTTGAGGCGGTGTTGAACCTGTTTCTGACGTTGTGTTCTCGCTCATTTTGTATTCTCGCTTTCCGTTGTTGAGTATTTTCTTTTGGCGGTTTCATCGGGGTCCAAGTCTAACATGAACGTTCCGTCCCTGAGCATAACAGCGATACTTGCATAGCCAACGATGTCCTCGTAGGTGTCAATCATCGTTTCGTTTTTGACGGTGGCGGCGCCACGTTTCTTTATGTTTTTCGCTCGCGCAATCTTGTCGCACAACCGAACCGCCACCCCAACCAAACCGAAGTTGTCTATGTTTCCGTGCCCGTAGTCGTGCTGCTTGCGGCACAGCAACGTTTGCATGCCTTCGCGTGTTGGGAGGTGTCCCTGCTCGTGCATTATGTGCAGCGCACACGCTGCGGCTTGACGCATCAATGCTGCCGCTTGGAATATGTCCGCCTCGTGGGGTCGGCGCACAAACTCCGCCAACGCCTGTGAAACGGCATCCAACTCGGTGAAACCGAACGGGTCATTTATTCGCACGGTTTTGCTGTAATCAAATATTTCTTTCAACGCTTCTGCGCACGCTTCATCCCATGAATTTACTGGCATATAGTTCTGTGAACTCCTTGTTTTCTAGTAGTTTTTCTTTCAGGTTTTCTAACGCTTTGCGTGTTTTGCGCCAAGCGTGAGACTTCGCTTTGATTCCTATGTTGCTCGCCGAATCTTCGTACGTGTTCTGCAAAAAATATACTTCATGCAATATCAGCCTGTCCGCGTCGTTTAGTTCGTCGTAGCATTCGGTTACGATTCTAACAAGTTCATAGTCTGTGTCGGGTGATTGTTCGTAGAACGGCTCAGCCATGAGTAGTTCAACCAGCGACCTCCCAACGTTGGAACGTGGTTCATATTTCATAGTCGTAATCTGGGCTAGTCATTAGGTCGGCTACGTCGGCGGGTTCCAATAGGAACCCGCGTGACGGATTCTGTGAATTTCTGGCAAACGTTTTATAGTCCTGCGGGGACAACTGGCGCTGCTCTATGTATCGGCGCATCCTGTCGGTGGCAACCATTATGAACGCCCCATCCAATGTGAACACGTACGCCCACCATTTTGCTTTGGTGACTTGCAGCCCTGACGGCTTCCATATGCCTGAACGGCGAGGGTTCTGTTCCATTTCTATGACCATGCGCCCGTTTCTGTAACGGTCGGTTTTCACCTCAAACGAACCCGCTTCCATGGCGTCCAAAAATTTTGTGACTAGTTTTTCGCCTTTATGCCCGTATTCCAAGTCTTTACGGAAATCAAACTTGCGTGCTGGCAAATCAAAATCGGAGAACTTTTTACTCATGGAACGGCGATTTCTCGTATGTGCGAACAAACGCATGTATCTCTGCGGTTAGTTGTTGTCCCTGCTCCCAATGGAAGTCAGCCATCAACCAGTCTTTATACAGCAAACAGTCGTCGTACTGTTCCTGTTCGTTGACCATCGCTACCAGATATTGGTAAGCCCGCTGGTTACGTTTACGATTTTTCAGCCACCACATACAATACCTGCTTGTCGTCGTCCCATGCACAGCCGTTTAAGCCGTCCATAATGGTTTTTATATAGTTGTCAATATCACCTCTAAGTTTTGACTCGCCTTCGTACGGGAACACACGGATGTGTGTACCGTCGTTGGAGAACGTGATTTCTATGCCTACGGCACCTGCGAATTTGCGGCGTTTGCCCCACGCATCCCTGACCAATGCTTCGGCGTCCAATGTGCGTTGTGGTGTGAATACGCGCCCACGGCGCGTCATTCGCGGTCGTCCTTTGGGGACGGGTTTGTGTGGCACGAACACTTGGACGGAGCCACGTTTGCGCGGTTTACGGACGGTCATGTGGCGCCCCCACCAGCCCGACGTACCAACGTCGCGCATTATAGATGTTTACGGAACCGTACACGATTGCTCCCAGTATGAACCCGTATTGTCGGGTCGCAAGTGCGAACCCAACCCATATGCATTCGTTCGCGAATGCCAGCACCCACCCCCACCAGTAGCCGCGTCCGATAATCACCAGCGCGGTCACACCGATAACGGATAGCACGTAGGGCATCATCCGTAGGCTCGCATCACCAGTTTGTCTAGTTCCATGTCGCCGCCGTCGGCGCGGAGATGGTATTTGCACCAACGCAAGTCGGCTGTTCTCAGAACGATTTTGCACATGCTGGGTGTCATGTGTGAGCGGTAGCATTCGTGTGCGAGTTTCGTTAGTGTTCTGGAACGGTCAGCCTCGGGGAGCGGACCGTCTCGCCAAATCACCTTGCCCAGCGGGGACAAGTATTGCATCGCGTCATCTAGCGTTTCGTCGCCTGTGATGTTGATGTTGACGCCGTGGGATGGTTGTGCTGGCGGTTTCCACAATGCGGCAAGTCTGTTGATTGTGTCGGGGTCGGTGCGGTTTGCGAGTGCGCGTTCCACGAACTCTTGTATGGGTAGCGGCTGGTCGTTGTCGTCAAGGATGCGTCGGTGAATTGCGCCTAGGTCTCTGGCGTTCCAATATGGAAGTCGGACATAGTTGCCGTATTTGTTGGGCGTCAAGGTTTCTTGTTTCGGGTTGACTTCTCGTGCTGGGTAGTCGGCGACTTGGTGTGCGCACAACAGCATCCGCCGCATCGCGGCGGCTGTGACTGGTTTGGTGGCGAATACCCACACGTGGTACCCTTTGGAGCGGGAGCGTTCCACCCATGCTTCTACGCCTGCGGCATGTAACGCCTGCTGGATGTTGCGTGCCGCCGACAAGTCCTCAACGTCTATGTCGGAGCATCCCCATACGACCCAGAAATCGCCGCGGTGGGGAACCATCGGATAGACGCCGATTGCTTCGGTGCCGTCTAGGTGGCGTCGGAACACGTCAGGCGTGAGCGGTTGCTTGACGCACCGCCCCTCCTCGTGTCCATAGACGTCGCCACGTCCGCGGAATAATTCCATGAACGTGTCCAATGTGCTTTGTGTTTCTGTAATCATGTGCTACCACTCCTCTAAGTTAGCCATTTCTAGTGTTTCTGATTGCGGTGACGTACGGTTGTTGGTTGTTCTCATGTTGCTGGGCAACACGCCATTCGCAAGTGACACAAGTTTGCCTGTGCCTTGGCGAATTTCATAATCCATGTCATCCAACAATATGGACGCTGGGCGTTTGCATTTCACTAGGTTCACGGTCAATGTCAATGCGTGGATGCGTGCTTCGTAACGCAACATGTCCAAGCGTTCCAGTAGCCGTTCCGTGTTTGCTGCTTTGTCCAAGCGTTCTTCAATTTCTCGGATTTGGGATTCAATCTCAAATTTCTTGCGACGGACACCGATTACGTGCGTTGCCTGTTGTTCACCGCCGTATGCGCCTGATGAGATGGTCATCTTGCGTCCGTCCGCGCCAGCGGAACGTGACGACTGGTGCAATACCAACAGCGGTATATTGTGGCGTTTGCCAAACGCTTTGATGCTGTTCGCTTTGCTGGGGACGTCCTCGCCCCCACCGCTTAACAGTTCCAAATAGTCATATACCATTAATGCGGGTTGTCCGAACATTTCGCGCACCTCACCCAATGCGCGTTCCATGTCCGCCAGTCCCATAATCTGGTCAAACACCGCTAGGTTCGGGAAGTCCTCGGTTGCGGTTTTGCGCAACAAATCTACTGCATGTTGTTCGCCGCTGGCGACATCCTGCTCCAATATGTTCGCATCCACATTATGCGCCAGACACGCCAATTTAATCAGCGTGAGTTGTCGCGGTTCATCAGGACAGAAATAGACGACGCGTTTATCGCGGTTCGCATTCAGGATTTGCATGAGAAACAGCGTCTTGCCTGAGTGGCTGTATCCGTTAATCAAACACATTTCCGATGGTGCGATGCCACGCATCTGTGCGTCAATGTCGGGGAACCCTAGGTATATGCGTTCGTTCGGGTTTTGTGCCCAATGCACGAACTCGTCGGCAGCATGCACCAACGGTGTGAAGTATTGTGGTTGTGGACCAGCCGTAGATGCAGTTGGAGCGGGGATTTCGCCCCGCTCCAATGCAACCCAGCGACCCGAATAATCGGGTGCCATAATTATCTACCTCGCGGCGCCCAGAATGCGTCCTCGGTGGTGGTGGACTTGAACCATGGACGCTTGGGGTTCTGCGCCAAACGGTCACGGTTGTCCCACACTTCGGTCACACCCTTCTTGGCGCACTCAGCGGCGAGCCATTCGGGGACTGGTCCGTGCTGCTTGCCCTTGATGCGGACGCTGAACCCCGTAGCGGGAGCGGACGGCATCTGCGGAGTCTGTGCGACTTGCGCATTCGGGAATGTCGCGGTGACGGCATCCACAAACTGTTCCTCGGTGGTGATTACTCCACCGCGGGTCATGTTGTGTGCGCCGAGCAACGCGTCGGTTGTGACCTCAAACGCCACCAAAAAATCGGCGAGGTTGCGCTGAACGTCGTCGGTTTTCGGTGTCAGGTCGGCGGCAATTTTTGCCGCTACCTGCGTAATGATTGATTGGTCCTTGCTGATGTTATTCATGTTCACCCTCCTGTGTGGTGATTGTTGTTATTGGTATTACAAGTCGGGCTGACGGCGAGAGGTGTCCCACCGAATAATCACTTCGGTGGCACCGCCAGCCCTTGGAGAATTGCATGGACAATATCATAGCGCCTTGTGATGCGTGGACACAACCATTGATAGGTCGGAGACGCAAGCGCCTTTGCATTGTTTCCAGAAGTCGCACCATTTCGCTGAGCATAGATTGCCTTGGTCGTTGCGTAACCAGACGGTGGACGTGCTCAATGCGTGTGCCATTTGCACGACTGACTGAACCTGATTTTTCAGCCATGTGAAATGTTCGCTGTTGCGGTGCAGTCTCAGGACTTGTCCCCGCGGTTTTTGTTGGCGAATCATTACGCCGTATGAGAAGTCCACGTGGTGCGGGTTCGGCACCCAGCCGAGTGATGCTGCCGCATAAGCGTACACGGTTGCCTGTATTGCGGACGCTTGTTTGTCCCGCTCATTATAGGCACGGGATGCGGTTTTCCAGTCCCATACGACACCGCTGGGGGTCACATAGTCCATTGTGCCTTCAACGTGTACGTCCCAGCCGCCTATGTTGATTCCTAGGGGTACGTCAAATTTGGCTTCGCATTTGCCGCCACGTTCCACGTGCGGCAATACGTCGGTCGTGTAGCCGAGAATCATGGACTCAATCAGCAACGGTACGTCTGTGATGCCAGTGTCTTTGTGTGGTTGTTGGGCGAGTTCTTCGTATTTGGCGACGGATGTTTTGACCAGCGCCGCGAACTCAGGTTCTTTTGGTGCGGTCAGCAGTGTTTCAATTCCGTGGTGCACCGCTGTACCGATTATGGTCGCGTCAGAACCTTGACGCGACAGTGGGAACAGTGTGCCGAGTCGCGCACGTTCTGGGCACAACATCACGTCATTTAGCCATGACTGTCGCACGTATATGCGCTTGTTGATTGAATCGTATTTCATGGTCTATTTCCTCCTAGTTGATTGTTGATGCCATTTTAGCATGGACAAGTGGTTCATTTGTTATTTGTTTCTTTTACGGTATTTTACTGGTGTTGAGATATTGAGTATTACTCCTGTTTTATCATATACCATACGCACGATTTTGGTTGGCGTGTGACCCGTGTTCAGGGCAAGGTTTTTTGCCATGGTTGTAGCCGCATCCATGTCGGCGGACTCGTCCATGGCATTTTTGTGGAGTTGCCTGCGACGTTCCTCCACTTCTTTTGCGAATGCCATAATGGTCACTTCTGGTACGTTCACTTTGCTGCGCAATTCCGCCATCGGCGGACGTTGCGCTTTGGTGAGTTCCCGTTCCAAATAATCAATATCGTCCGCGGTGAGATGATATTTGCTTTTTCGTGAAACGCTGAGCGAATACCTGTATTCGTCGGGGCTGACTCCAAGTTGGCGCAACGTGTCTGACATGCTACGCCCATAAGTGTCGTACACCGTTCGGACATAATGCCTGATTTGTGTACGCCCACCATGTTCACCATGTCGCACATGTTCTGGTAGCGTCTGGGACTCAAAATCCCCAATGATTACGGGGTTTTTCTTCTGTTCCGCATAGGCATCGTAGAACGTGCACAAGTCCGTGAAATAGTCCAATATGTCGTTTGGCGTCCATGGTGCACAATAGTTTCTGACATCGCACAACTCGCGACCCATAAACATGTCGTTCACCAAATCGGCAACACCAATTTTTACGCCAATCGGTTTCACGTCACACAAACATTCGGAGCCGTGCTCCAAATATCCGCACGACTTGTCCTTGCCGTATTTGCGTTTCATTTTCATTCCTCCTCGTGGCTGTAATATTCGTTGGAACACTCCACACACATACCCAATTCCTCGGCATGAATGTCCGCTTTGACGGGTGCACCGCACTCGTCACACGGAACACTGTCGGCATCCACCGAAAACCACGCCATGACAGTCCGCAACAGATTGTCATAATCACCCGATGTAGCCTCCTCGTGGAACGCATCCCACTCGGAATCAGGCAAACCTGATTCACGCATAATGCGGCGAACACGCCCAAGTATTGAGAACGCGTTGCCATCCTCACCGACTAGCGGTATATTGATGTTTTCATGTATTGGTGTCATTTCGTTTCCTTTGTTGGTAGTTGTTTTATGCATCCGTATTTCCATTTAGGCAAGTTCAGCCACTCCGCCGATAGCGGAATAGTCCACGCCTGTTTCGTCGGTCATCAGCGTTTCCGCCAAACCGATAGCGTCGTCCTCGGTGCCAGCGAAAACACTCACTGTTTCAACCGAATAATCCGACACAAAATAAACATTCCACAATTTCTCCGTTTTCATTTCGTTGCCTCCATTTGTGTAGCGCCGCCAGCATGCCTAGTGCATGCGGGTCGGAACGTTAGTGGTACATGCACCAGCACCCAAGCCGAACACTTGGGGCAAGCGTATTTCGTATTCTTTGGGTACGCCTTGGCGGGGGACTTGCGTCCCCCGCTCGTAGCGCCATGCGGATTGTCACTCATCGCCAATCCTTTTGGTCAGGTCATTCAGATAAGTCACCGAACGACTCAAAATATCTTGGAACCGTTCAGGAACATCGTTCACCGCCTCCATAAACCTGCCGTTCTGTTGAGCCTGCTCCGCGTACTGCTTCACATAATCAACATCATCCTTGGAGATGACGCCAGCACGGAACGCCAACGCAACCGCACCAGACAACCCCTTTGAGAATTGCAGCATTTTCACAACCTCGGGGTGCATGTGCATGATGTAGTTGATGAAGTCCAACGGCAAATCGTAATTCTCGCCGTCATAATCACCGTTGTCAGGGTTCGTGCCGCTCACCAGCACAACGTCACCCGCTAGGTCGCGGTTGAACACGATAGACGCCAACGGGTTCATGGGCATATTCAGAATCTTGCCCTCGTCGTGCACGTATCCGACCAGTACCATTTGTGTGTCATCGGACTCGTTGATTGCCTGCGTTTTCACGCTGTCAATATAGCCGCCGACTTTCGCCTGAATTTCGGTGAGCGAGTTTTCCGTAGAAAACACGAACGCCTCGGGTTCCTTCGTTGGGTCAGCATAAATCACCAACCCCGTAGTCATCCCAAACATGGTATTGCCTCTTTTCTGAGTGCTTTCTGGACTCGTCAGCACCAGCATCTACTGGTGGACACGGAGCGGGGAGACTCCGTGTTTCGTCCTGCACCAACATTAGCATGCGGGTGCAACACTGCCTAGCGGCGACGGCTCGGGTGCCGACGCTTAGCCGCCGCCAATCGGCGACGACGACGCTGAAATGCCTTGTATTCGCCGACGGTTTCGTTCAACGTTATGCCGAACGGTATCCACACCAACGCGACAATCATCAGCGCCAGCAACGCTACGCCGTACGCGGTTGTGTCCGCGATGTTCGTGAAAACCAGCCACGAAACCATCAACGCACACACCAACGTAAGCGCCGTAAGCGCCGCATGTGTAAGTACGTACTTCATCCTAAATCACCTCCATTCATCCATCCAAAATTGCGACGATTATATTCAGTCGGGCACCACTCGGTATTCGCCAGCGCCCAACCGCTCCACTGGACCACCTCAGCGGGTGCCATGCGACGTAGCGCCTCATGGTCAAGCGCACACCAGCCCGACATCGGGATGACGTCCGCCTCACCTTGCTCCCACTGACTCCATACCTTACGTGGTACCTTGTCGCACACGTACCATGTGCCGTCCCGTGTGTTCACGATAACCGATGACATAATCATTTACCTGCTTTCTTGTTGAGATTTGCGACCGCAACGTTCAACGTGTCGGTCAGATACTTGTCCCACTTCGCGACGTCATCCGTAGGAGCGCAACGCACCCACTCGTCGTTCACGTCATCCCAGACGGTGCCCTCGTCAAAACGCGCCTCCGTCATCGCCGTGTCCACGTGCCAACCCCATTGGGGCGAGTATGTGACCACGAAGTAGTGTTCCGTGTTTTCTGTTGATGTTTCCATAATGTCGGCACCTCCATGCCGCGTATTGCATAATGTGTGTGTACCGTTGGTGGCGCAGGGGACACACAACCCCCGCGCCACCGCCTACCCTCGCGGCTGGCGGCTATGCCACCAGCCCCAAGCCTGTGATTGTTTGCATCACCCATTCCACGGGGTCAGTCATGCACTGATTGGCGTATGACTCCAACCGCTCCATGCGGACGTCTGCACCGTACACCTCAGCGTACTTCGTGTGCACCGTTGAACCGTAGCCGCCGCCTTGCTTGGCGCCGATTTCGTTTGCGACCGATGACATCTCGCGGACACAGAACGCCATACGTCGCAGCATGGACGGGTGAGCCAACGCGAACATCAACGTGTCAATGTCCATCTGTTCGGTTGCGTCGTGCAATTTGGTGACCGTCGTATGTGTGACGCCGCCGCCTCGCACCGCGGTCTCGCCCCACAACTCGCACGACACGCCCAACTTGCCCAACGTGTCCACCAGCGCCAGCAACACGATGCCACGCTTGCGGATGAATTCCGCGCTGAACGAACCCGACGCGCCATAATCAACGAACACGCGGACAACCTTGCCCATGCGTGCCTGCGGCTCGGCGACGAATTCCATCATGCATTCGGGGTCGCCTTGCATGTAGCGTCCCATGTCCACGATTGCGCCGCTGACGCCATATTGCGTCGTGTGCGCCATGTCCAGCCGCTCCGCGAGTCTGTCGGTCAGCGAGTCCAACATCGCCTCAACCTCCGTGCGGACATCGTGCCAGCCGTCGCGTGCCAACGCGTACGCCTCAGCGAACGAATCGGTCATGGTGAATTCGCGGGTGCCAGTATCTGACATTCCGAATTGCGGGTTGGTCTTGCAGTACGCCAACATCTCACCGAACGATGAGAATTTATCCATGTGGACGGTAGCGCGTCCAACCTTGATTGTTTCAGTATGCGTATTCATGTGTGCACCTCCGTGCGTTTGTGTGTGTATGTGATACTAGCGCGGTGGCACCACCCCACGCGGGATGGTGCCACCATTATGCCGTTATGCCAACGTGACGGACTCGCGAATCTTCGCGACTTGCTCATCCTTGGCGCCCTTCAACACGCGCATCTTGTACGCGGTCTCCATGTCCACGCCAGCCCTCAGTAGCCGCGCACCGTCAATCGTGGCGCGAGGCGACACGATGACACGCAACCCGTAGCGGGACACGTTCGCACGGGACGTACGAACCGCATTCAGCCACGTGCGGGACGTCTCAGCGTCCAACCCAACCGCATCCAACATGGACGACTCCAACGACTCATCTAGGTCAATCGCGACCATCGCGAACCTGTCCAGAAACGCCGCGTCAATCGGGTTGCGTCCCACATATTCCGCGGTCGCACCGTTGCCGTACGTGTTCGCGGACGCCATACCCACGAACGAATCGTGACGCTTGACCATCCCATCGGGGAATGCCATCACGCCATTCGCCAGCGCACTATTCAGCACGTTCAGCACGTTCGGGTTGCCGTTGTCCACCTCATCCAGTAGGAACACGCCACCATGCTCAAACACGTCACGGAATGGCGTACGCACCGTGTTACCGTGCGCATCCACGAACCCCACCAGCGACGCCTCAGACGTCTGAGCGGTCACGGACTTAGCGGCGAACGGAACCCCTAGCGCCTTGGCGACGTTCTCGGCGATGGTGGACTTGCCAGTGCCAGCCGCGCCCACAAGGTACACGTGGACACCAGCGGACACCGACGCCAGCACGTTGGGGAATTCCGCGTGCTGACGTCCCGCAACCTGCACGGTCGCCTTGGACGGTAGCGTGATGTTGGTGACGTGCGGACGCATGTCCTGCACCATCCGCTCAACCTCGCCACGGAACCCTGCCATAATCGGCGAGACATTTTCGGCGACGATTGCCGCCACCTCATCCTTGTCCACGCCAACCTTGGCAGACGCCAGCACCTCAGCGGCGGCACGACGTGCCACCTCCGCGATGACCGCATCCACACCCGTTGCATTATGCGTAGGCGCCGCTGGCGCCGTCACTGTCGGCTCCACTTGGGCGGACGTGTAGGTCACCGTCTTGGCGCCGCCACGAATCGCCGCCAACATCGCCTCGCTAGTGAAGTGCATCGGCGGACGTCCCACGAATGAGACACCCAGATACTTGCACAACGCGATGAGCGTCGTCTTGCGTGCCTGCACCAAGTCTATGGTGCGTGCCGCGCCGTTGTATGCGTAAGTGACGCGTTCGCTAGACGCGTCATAGCCCGTAATCACGGGCGCCTTGTTTGCGGACATTACAATTACCTCCGTTTGTGTGTTTCCGATGGGACTCATCAGCGTGAGCACGTACTCACGGACACGGGGCGATTATGCCCCGTGTTTCGTCCTAGGCGACCCGTTCGTAGCGTGCGCCGCCCTTGCGGACATAGCGCCACCCGTACGGGGCGATGATTTTATTCATGCCCTGTTGGTCGCTCACGCTACCCCAACCCGTGCATTCTGGCGTAAACGTCCACTCCGCACCGTGTGCGCTGTAAAACGTGCCCATGTGTGTTCCGTGATGGATGACGTGACGCGCCCAACCATCGTATGGGTTGCCCATATCCTGCACGCTCCACTTGCCAACCTTGCGTGTCCCCGCACGCCACGGCATAGCCGTGAAGTCGCCGATATTTTCCAGTCTCATAATTGCCTCCGTTGTGTGTGTCTGAACTCATCAGCACGGACAGATATCCGTGGACACGTGGCACGGGTGAACCGTGCCGCGTGTTTCGTTCTCGCGAGTGTGGACTTACGCCCCACCCGTTGGCGCCAATCGTAGCCGAACCTACGACCGCACTCCCTAGCAGCGTGCCGCCTGCGGCTGAGCCGCGGCGGATACACCCAACGATTGCGCTCCGTACGTCGCCACCGCGTCGTTGTCCTCCGCATTCTCGCGGCGACCATACTCCCAACGCGGCACGAATCGGACAGACTCGCAACCGCTCCCATTACGACTGGCGCACGGTTCAGTGTCCTCGCCCATCATCGCTGCATGCCGCGGATATTCCGCATCGCGACCTGAGCCGCTTGGCATGCCAACCCCTTCACGCGGCGTCTGGTCCGCTGATTGCTTCGGGGCACTGACGCATCGGGGCGTAATCGCCACCGTGTCGTTCAGCCCTGCCGCTATTCGGGCAAGTCCCGTGAATCGGTGAGTGCCTCGCGGCGACCTCGCCATCCGATTGACGATGACCATCACCGTAATGCCACCAAAACCGCCCTGTCAAGTCATCCACGGAATTGGAATATATATATACATATATATTCCAAAAATTTTTTTCAATGCGCCCACGACGCCCACACATACCCCCAGCCGCGGCACGCCATGCGGTCGCACGATGCGGGGGCGCCCGTGCGCGTGGTACCATCTTCGGTGGCGGTTGTCAAGTACCCCCGAAAATTGGGGGCGGCATTATGGGGCGATTATGGGGCGGTTTCGCGTACGTGGCGTACGAGCGCACGCGGATGCGACCATGGGCGGGGGTGCATAGGGGGGCGTGCACCCGTCACGCGTGTAATATAGTTATAGCCTAGGGCGAGGGCGTGGTGTTTTTGGGTTGCGGATACCTGTTGTGTGTCCGTGGTCACACCCCCCACGGGGGTTTGTTATGGGTCCCCTACGGGTTTGTCCATGCTGTAATAGTAAACTAGTTGTGTCGGTTTACCATTTAACTTTGTCCGCCCAATAGGCGGCACTGATTGGTCCTCGCGCAATATTTTTACGGTGTCGTGACTTGAACCGTTTACGTTTCATCGTTGTTGCTTGGGATTCTCCACGGCGGGGTTTCCCCGCCGTTTTGGCTCCTTGTTCACCAAAACGAATTGTCTTAACTTTGGAACCAACTTTGGCAACGACAATGTGCGACTTGGTTGGATGGTTCGGTGTCCGTTTCGGTTTGTTGTAACCTGAGACTCCTGCTCGTGCTAGACGTGGGTCACGTTTGGTCATGGTTTTCTCCTTCGGGCATTACGTCCTGCTGTTTTTGCAGCCTTGGTGTTCGCCACAAACTGACGTCCTTGCTTAGACGCTTGTAGTTTCTTGCGATTTGTAGCCTGCTTCTCTGCTGCCGATAGTTGATTCCACGCTTTCTCAGGCAAATAGCGTGTCGTGCCACTGTTTCTAATAGCAGGTTTTCCATCTGATGTTCTCCACTTCTCGGCTGTCCACTGGGATAAAGATTTTTGTTTATCCGTTTTGGGACCAGTGAAACCTCCACCTGCCGCCTTATAGCGTTGGTTGGCAATTTGGGCTTTACGTGCAGACCATTGTCCCGCTTTACCACCTTTTGTTCCAGCCTTAACGGCTGCAACAATACGTTCCCTGAGGGCAGGTTTTGTATAAGCCATTACTTGCTGCGCTTACGAGTTTTGTGTCGCGCTCCACGCATCAATGTGCCATCGGGCATACGATGAAAACCCTTGGGGGTTTTCTTCTTTTTCTTGGACATCCCAGCCTCGGACATCGCAATCGCAATAGCCTGAGACCGCGACTTAACCTTAGAGCCAGAAGAACTCTTCAGGGTCCCCTGCTTATATTCACGCATTACTTTGGTTACTTTCGCTGGTTTTTTCATTTCGGTTTCGTTACTTTCGGCACAAGTTTAATAATACTTTTTATCATAGCCTCAGGGATGTGCGTGACCTGAGAAACTTGACCAACACCCCGTGTGGCAACCAACACAATATACTCAGGCAAATTAGCATTAGCCCAATAGTAGCCAACAGACCGAACCAACGCCTGTGTCTCCCTGTAGCCGTCCACATCATGCCACCCTGCTTGCGCATCAAAAGCATCCTGCCACTCAATTAACAGTAAATCCCAAGCACGCAACCCTGCGGTTTTACTCATTGATTTTTTCATCAATCCGATGCATTTCCCGTACCAAATGCCACAACGCCATAGACACCAAAAAACCAGCAGCAATAAAACCTATGACCAAACCAGCAACCATCTTCAATATGTTTATAAGCACACCAAAACCAAGTTCCTAGTCCGTCTTGTCCTTGCTGCCCTCGCTATGGCTCGGGCAACCATTTACGGTTCCCTCACCCCCCCTATCCCCCCCTCTCCCGTTCCCTAGCACACAGTGGTCAAACAACCACCCTCTGTGGTCAGGAACAACCTACGGTTTTATGATGGATAACGACAACGTTTTAGACCCTAGGCAAGAAAAATATTTACAGTGGTTATGTTTACCCGCGCCACTAAGGGAGCCATCCTCCAAAGAAAAATATGCGAAAGAACACAGCGTGGACGTAACAACGTTACGTCGCTGGGAGAAAAAACCCGCCTTCAAGGCAGAGTGGGAAAAACGTGTCAACGACCTACAGGGTTCGCCTGAGCGAACCCAACGTCTGCTGGATTCACTGTATGAAGCCGCTCTCAGCGGGGACAACAAAGCAGCACAACTATATTTGCAAGCAACCAACAGGTTCGCCCCAACCCAAATCAAAGTGGAACACAAACAGTCGTTGGCTGAACTGACCGACGAAGAGTTGGATGCGTTAATTGCGCAGGAAGCAAAAGTTCTTCGTCAAGAGCGAGAACAGCCGACACTATAGTGAGTAGTCTTATAGAGTGCCCGATATGCGGATGCGAGTATCCGCCTGTGGCAACTAGGTGGCTATGTCCAGAATGCAAACATAAAGACTCCTGCTGCGAAGGGGAACCAAGAAAGTTCAGGGACAATGACAACTATTAACGATGCGATGTTCACCGCCCTGAGGGCGTTGCACCCTACGGTTGCCCCCACCCTCGGTGATTTGTTGCACGCAGAGAACCTGTCGCCACGTTTGGGTTCTTTTGAGTATTATGCTGCCGTGGTACCTGCGGCAACCACTTGGTCGGATGCCGCTTTCCTATATTGGACGGACCCTGATTATGTGGTTTCCAACCTTGAGTTGGAAGATGGGAACGATTTACTATTAGAGGACGGCTCTTTTATGGTTTTGGAGGCTGGTAATGTCTGACCTAAAGATTTCACAACTTACAGCACTAACTAGTATTACGGCTGACTCAGCCGACGTGGTGCCTGTCGTTGACACTAGTGCGACGACCACCAAGAAGATATCGTTGGCTGATATAGTTGAATTTGTCCTTGGTAGCGGAAGTTTCACTTCCGCCCTAGATGCCGCTGGCAGTCCAGTGGATTCCGAGGATGCTGTCGTTGCGGCAGCAGTATTTTCATAAAAGGAACAATTACCCCTAGGAGTAGATATGGCAACTTTCAGCAAAGTTAAATTGAGTGGTTCTACGGATGGTCGTGCCGTTAAGGTGTCGGCTACCGCAACTGCTGGTACGACAATTCATACTGGTTCAACGACCGCAACGACGTACGATGAGGTGTGGCTGTATGCGGTGAACACCACTACGGCTGCAAAGAAGTTGACGATTGAGTGGGGTGGCACTACGTCGCCTGATGATTTGATTGAGTTGACGATTGCCGCCGAGTCGGGTTTGGTTCTTGTAGCCCCTGGGCTTTTGATTAAGGGTAATGCTACTCCGTTGGTGGTTCGTGCATTTGCTGAAACTGCTGATGTTATTGCGATTCACGGGTACGTCAACCAGATTACGGTCTAGGTGTCGTAATGGGTTTTGCCTTACGCACACGTCCGTCACAATTTGTCAGTGATGTGTTCGGTTCTGGTCGCTCAAAGGTGATTGGTGTTGAGTATCTCATCGTTGGCGGTGGCGGTAGTGGTGCTAAGGGAACGCCAGCAGTTTGCTATGGCGGCGGTGGTGGCGGCGGCGGCACTTACAGTGGTTCTATCACTATCCCGACAAGCACAAACACGATAACGGTTGGTGGTGGTGGTGCTGGTTCGGCAAGTATCAGCACATCAGCAAGTGGTATTGCGTCGTCTGCGTTTGGTTTGACTTCGGGTGGCGGATTTGGTGGTGGCGCAAATAACCCTGTTGCTGGTTGGGGTGGGGCTTCTGGTAGTCCGCAATCAAATCCCAGCGCAACAGGTTCATTCAATCCTTCTCGTGGCGGTTCTGGTGCTGGTGCGTCAGCAACAGCGACGAATGGTGGTGCTGGTATCTCATCATCCATAACGGGTAGTTCTGTTGGCTATGCAGGCGGTGGCGGTGGTGGTGGCGATTCGGTTGCTGGCACAGGCGCAGACGGTGGTGGTAATGGTGCGTTGGCTGGTGGTACGCCGACAAGCGGTGCGGCTAATCGTGGCGGTGGCGGCGGTGGTATGCGTGGCGATGATGCATCCGCATCTGGAAGTGGCGGTAGCGGTGTTGTCATCGTTAGGTATGTCACCACTGATTTGGCTGTTCAGGGGATTACATCGGTCTCGGGTGGCACTACTAGCACTTCGGGCAACTACACGATTCACACGTTCAACGGCAGTAGCAGTTTGGTGGTGGCGTAATGGCTAGTCGTTTCGGTCAACGTCGCAGACCTTCCACGATTGTCGGTCAATGGTTCGGTAACGCTTGGGTTGCACCCGTATATGATATTCCCAACATTGAGTACCTAGTTATTGCAGGCGGTGGCGGTGGAGGTCGTGGAAATAACAACTCAAGCGACGGCGGCGGCGGTGGTGCTGGCGGATACAGGTGTTCTGTCGTTGGCGAAACATCTGGTGGTGGCGCAGCAGCAGAATCAACCCTAAGTCTTGGTGCTGGCACATACACGGTGACGATTGGTGCTGGTGGTCCATCCGAAGGATTCGGTAACGCAAGTGTGTTTCACACAATCACATCAACTCGTGGTGCTGTTGGTGGACAGGGTGTTGGTGGCGGTGGCGGTACTGGTGGCTCTGGTGGCGGTGGCGCAACATCAAGTGGTGGTGGCGGTGCTGGAACACCAAATCAGGGTTATGGGGGTGGTGCTGGTTCCTCTACTGGTTCTGGTGGCGGCGGTGCTGGTGGTGGCGGCGGTGCGGCTGCAGGCGGCGGTGCTGGTGTTCTCAGCACTGGCGGCGCTGGTGGAGCAGGAAGGGCATCGTCAATTACTGGCACATCAGTAACTCGTGCTGGCGGAGGCGGAGGTGCTGCTAGCAACCCACCTGGGACAACGCACGGTGCTGGCTATGGCGGCGCAGGCGGCGGTGGAAACGGCGGCTATTACTCCCTTGCAGGAAGTCCAGCAACGATAAATACTGGTTCAGGTGGCGGTGGTGGTGCAGACGGTGGAACTTCACCTGGGGGTGCTGGCGGTAAAGGTATAGTTGTTGTTCGCTATTTGACTTCCAACGCAACTGGTTTTACTGTTACTGGCGGAACCATTACCACAAGCGGTTCATACACGATTCACACGTTTACCGACACAGGCTCACTTGTAATAGCATAAGGAGATTATTATGGCGTATTTTGCAGAACTAGACGAAAACAACGTGGTACTTCGTGTGTTGGCGGTGTCCAACAATGATGCACCAGACCCAGCACCAGATAACGAACAACAGGGTATTGACTTCCTTGCAGGTTTGGGGTTGGGTTCTAACTGGAAGCAAACCTCATATAACTCCACATTCCGCAAAAACTATGCTGGGGCGGGTTTTACATTTGATGCGGCTCGTGATGCGTTTATTGCACCGCAGCCATATGCTTCGTGGGTTCTTAATGAAACCACCTGCCGATGGGAACCACCCGTTTCGTATCCTACGGATGGAAAGTTTTATTCGTGGGATGAGGACACCGCAAGTTGGAAGGAAGTGGTAACTGATGGCAACGTCTAAGAAAACTGTAAAGAAGCAAACCGTCAAGGTTGGTATTACTCACCGCCAGTGGCAGATGTTGTTGTCGTATCTGCGTTCTGCGCTGGCTGCGGTTATTGCTGTCGCCGCCACGTTGGATTATGAGCCGATGGACCTTGCGAAGGCGTTTGTTGCTGCTTTGATTCCTCCTGTGTTGCGTTGGGTTAACCCGAACGACCCAGCATTCGGTAGGGGTTCAGACCAATAGTGTGTCACACGCCTATGGCGTGTGCTAGACTGGAGGAATGATGAAATTGTTGTTGGCTGCCATATTGGCATTGACACCAAGTCACGGCGAATGGAAACGCTCGTCGCATTGTCCAGAGTATGCGAACGCTATTGCGTTCGTAAAGTTCCCAATTTACGATAGGCAGATGGCGTTGCGAGTTATGCACAAAGAGTCTCGCTGCATTTATACGGTGTTCAACAAGAATGACCCGAATGGTGGCAGCATTGGTTTGTTTCAGATAAATATGTTTTGGTGTAAACCTTCCCGCTATTTTGCGGATGGATGGTTGCAGACTCAGGGCATTTTGGGTGAGTGTAATGATTTGTATAATCCGTTGACGAATTTGCGTGCCGCTAAAGCAATATACGATTACAGTGTTGAGCATAATGATGGTAACGGCTGGCAGCCGTGGGGTTTATGAATATTCAGGAGTTGTTGCACGAAAAAGAGTGGCGTTTATGTCGTGGCGGGGACAACGCCACGGTAGATGAGCAGGTTGCTGCCTTTCAACATTTTTGTGAGAACTATTGGCACATCAAACATCCCTCCAAGGGGCGTATCAAGTTTGTGTTGCGTCCTGCGCAGGTTGAGACTGTGCGCACTTGGATGTCGGAGCGTTATACGGTTGTTCTGAAGGCTCGTCAGATTGGGTTTTCTACGTTGGCTGCCGCTTACGCTTTTTGGATGTGCTATTTTTTCCCTGACCGTTTTGTGATTATGTTGTCCCGAACGGAACGTGAGGCGATGAAGTTGTTGTCCAAGTCTAAGTACGGTTATCGTTTTTTGCCGTTTTGGATTAAGGACCGCGGTCCGAAGCAGGTGACTGACCACCAGTTGAAGATGGTGTTTGAGAATGAGTCGGCGATTGAATCTTTACCCAGTGGTTCTGACCCTGCTCGTGGTGAGTCTGTGTATGCGGTATTTGTGGACGAGTGGGCGTTTTTGCCGAACCCCGAAGAGGCGTGGGCTTCCATTGAGCCTATTGCTGACGTTGGCGGTCGTGTCCACGGCTTGTCCACTGCCAATGGTTCTGGTAACTTTTTTCATCAGTTGTGGGTTGGCTCCCAAACTGGAGCCAACAAGTTTACGGGTATTTTTTATCCGTGGGATGCTGATGGTGAACGTGGAGAAAATTGGTATGAGGATAAGGTGCGCAATATGCAGCCTTGGCAGTTGCATCAGGAATATCCAAGGTTTCCTGAAGAAGCGTTTATTAAGTCTGGTAATCCTGTATTTGATATTGATTTGTTGGATGGTATGACTACTGTTGAAGCGGACCGAGGGTATTTGCATGTGTATGCGAATAATGTGGTTGAGTTTCATGCTCGTGCTGAGGGCGAGTTGTCAATATGGGAATTTCCTGACCCTGAGTGTGTTTATGTGGTTGGGGCGGACGTTGCTGAGGGGTTGTCGTATGGTGACTATAGTTCTGCGCATATAATTAATGCTTCCAAGGGTTATGTTGCTGCGCATTGGCATGGGCATATTGAACCTGATTTGTTTGGTGAGATGGCGGCACAGTTGGGTTGGTGGTATAATGGTGCGTTGTTGGGTATTGAAAACAATAACCATGGTTTAACCGCATTGAAGGCGGCTCAAAAATTGGGTTACAAAAATTTGTATAGGCAGCGTCGTTTGGGGCATGTGCGTCCCGAGGCTACGGATATGTTGGGGTGGCGTACAACCGTTAGTACTAAACCGTTGATGATTGACGAGTTGTCCGCTGCCCTCAGGACGGATGACCTTGAGGTGTATTGTGCGCAGACTATTGCCGAGTTGCGGACGTTTGTCCGCAAGGCTAATGGCAGGATGGCGGGTAGTCCGCATGATGACCGAACTATCAGTTTGGCTATTGCTAACCAGATGTTGAAGTATGTGTGGTTGCCTGAATATAGGGGGGATGCGGCTGTTCCGAAGAATAGTTTAATGTGGTGGGAGCAGTATATTCACCGTGATTATCCTACGGGAAAGGTGCCTATTGGGGCGCATAATATTCGTCCGCGTACTGGAATGTAGTTTTTGGGAACAACTAGGGCATAAATGTATGATGATTGTGTGCGAACCGTGTGGAAAACAGTTTAAGTCCGACGAGATGCCTCGTCGGGGCGCTGTTTGTTTCGGTTGCCATGTTAAAACCATCCGTTTGGGCTTTACTCACGGCAAGGACGACTTTCATGGACCGACCATTAAGGAACGTGCCGATAAGGCTATTTCTGATGCTCGGATTAACGGTTATGACCCCCAACCTGTTGGGACACGTTGGGTTTGATGCATGGAAACCGTATTGGTCCCGATTGTCGTTGCCTTAATCGGTGGACCGTTGGTTGTGGTTATTCAGAAGTTGCGTAAGGAGAACAGTGACCAGCACGCCGAGGGGCGTGCATTGTTGGAACGTGTCGCAGACAAGGTGGATGGTGTGGCAACGAAATTGGATGAACATATCGGATGGCATAAAGGGCGTGGTAAATAATGGCTAGGAAATCGTTGTCTGAACAGTTGGCTGTTTACAAGAAGCAGTTGTCTGCATCTAAGCAGTGGCGCAAAAATGAGCAGTATGACCAGATTTGGAAGCGTTTGCGTGATTTGTATCGTGGGCGTCATTATGACCATTATAGTGATTCTGACCGAATGTTGGTTAACGTCGCGTTTGCGACGGTTAACGTTTTGGCTCCTGCTACGACGGTGAATTATCCGAAGATTACGGTTACGGCGACTAAACCTGAGAATGCGCCTCAGGCTGTTATTTCTGAGGCTGTGGTTAATTATTGGTGGCGCCATCGCCGTATTCATCCTGAGATTCGTAAAGCAACCAAGGACATGTTGATTTTTGGGCATGGTTGGATAAAGGTCGGTTACAGGTTCGTTGAGGAAGAAGTTGTTTCGGATTCTGATAATCCAGCCGATGATGTTGATGGTGGTGAGGCAACGCCGAATACGATTATTTTGGAGGATAGCCCGTTCGCGGAGCGTGTGTCCCCGTTTGATGTGTTTGTTGACCCAGATGCCACCAGTGATAAGGATATGCGTTGGATTGCACAACGTATCCGTAAGCCGATTGCTGAAGTTAGGGCAGATAAGCGTTATGTGAAAGCCGCCCGTGAAGAGGTTGGTGTGATGGCGGTAAGCCGTTACAGCGATGACCATAGTCAACGTAAGATTCAGGATAAGAACGTTGGCTATGCCGAAATTTGGGAATTTTATGATGTGTCCAAGCGGATAATGTGTGTGTTCGCGGAGGGTGGCGATTCGTTTTTGGTGAAACCAATTAAGATGCCGTATGCGTTCGGTCAACCTTTTGTAATGTTCCGTAATTATGATGTGCCTGACCAGTTTTATCCGATTGGCGATTTGGAAAGTATTGAGCCGCTGCAACGCGAGTTGAATGAAACTCGCACCCAGATGATGAATCATCGTAAACGGTTCGCTCGCAAATATCTATATAAGGAATCGGCTTTTGACCAGTTGGGTCGCGGTGCTTTGGAGTCCGATGAGGATAATGTGATGGTTCCTGTTATTTCGGATGAGCCGTTGGGTAACGTGATTACGCCAATGCCAGCCGTCATTAACCCTGCGGATTTCTATAATCAGTCCAATATGATTGTGTCGGATATTGACCGTGTGTCTGGTGTGTCCGAGTTCCAGCGTGGCGCAGTTTCTGAAATCCGTCGCACGGCGACGGAAATGGCTTTGATTCAGGATGCGTCTAATGCGCGGACAGCAGATAAGTTGGCTATTATTGAGTTGGGTATTGGTGAGGTTGGTCGTCGTTTGTTGATGATGGCTCAACAATTTATGACTGGCGAACAGGTGGCGCGTGTAACTTCCAAGAATGGCGAGTCTGTTTGGGTTGAGTTTGACCGCGATTACCTGCAAGGCGAATTTGACTTTGAGGTTGTTGGTGGTTCCACCCAGCCTGTGAATGAGTCATTCCGACGTCAGCAAGCCCTTCAGATTGTGGATGCGATGGCACCGTTTGCGTCGGCTGGTGTTGTGGATATGCAAAAGTTGGCTGCCTATGTGTTGCAGTCTGGGTTCGGCGTTAAGAATCCTGAGCAGTTCATTATGTCCCCGCCACCTCCTCCTGAGGCGGCTGCCCCGATGGGGGCTTTGCCGCCAGCGGGTGCACCTTTGCCTCCAGATATGCCTTTGGGGATGGAATCTATGGCTGAACCGCCCATGCCTCAGGGTCCGCTGCCAACCCCGCCCATTGTCTAGTTCCCCTAGGGAACAACTTTACATAGGAGTAGAGCAACCCTTAGGACTCTGGAGAGTAAAACAATATGAGCGAGGAAATCGCAACACCGTCAGCAGTGGACACCGAAGTTGGTGCAACCGAAACCGCAAGTACGGAAACATCAGAAGCAACGGTTAACTATTTGCCTGTTGACGACTACAAAGATTATGTAGTGCCAGTCAAGGTGGATGGGGAGGAACTTAAAGTTCCACTTGCTGAAGCAATTTCTGGTTATCAGCGTCAAGCAGACTATACCCGTAAGACGCAGGAGTTGTCACAACAGCGTGAGCAGATGCAATTTGCTGCCGCTATCCAACAGGCGTTGGAACGTGACCCTTCTGCAACCATTGACCTACTTTCTAGGCATTATGGCATTTCACGGGCACAGGCTGCGGAAATGGCGGCTGAGGTTGAGGATACCGAGTCTCTTGACCCAGCAGAACGCAAGATGCGTGAACTGGAAGCCAAGGTTGCACAGTTTGAGGAATACAAGTCTCAACAGGAGTGGGAGCGAGAAATCGCGAAACTTCAGTCCAAGTATTCTGATTTTAATGTTAGCGAAGTAATTGGTACGGCTATCCGTAACAATTCAACCGACCTTGAGGGCATCTATAAGCAGATGGCGTACGATAATTTTGTGTCCAAGCAGCGTTTGGAGCAGGAAGCGGCGTCTCGTAAACAGGCTGAAGAACAGGCTGTTGTTGAGGCTAAGCGTTCTGCGGCTGTGGTGGCTGGCGGGAATAATCCCGCCGCTTCTACAACGAACGAAAGCGTGGAACCGATTACGAACATCCGTGACGCTTGGGGTGCTGCCAAGAGACAACTTGGCTATAATCAGTAATTTCCCATTTCTACTAGTTACTTTTAGGAGTAATAATGTCTAACCCAAACTTTGATGCTTTGCTCAGCACAACGCTGGCAAACTATCGTGACCAACTGACGGACAACGTTTTCTCGGCTCGTCCGCTGACCTACTTCCTCATGGACAAGGGTCGTATCCGCATGCTGAATGGTGGCTCCAAGATTGTTGAGCCGCTGGTGTACGGAACGAACAGCACTGTGGCGTCGTACAGCGGATTTGACACCATCTCGCTGACCGCTCAGGCTGGAATCACTGCCGCTGAGTACGACTGGAAGCAGTACGCTGCGTCCATCGCAATCTCGGGCATTGAGGAAGCGAAGAACAACGGCGAGCAGGAAGTTATCAACCTGTTGGAAGCCAAGATTATGCAGGCTGAAGAGTCAATGCGTGAAGGGTTCAACCAGATGCTGTTTGCTGATGGCACTGGCAACTCAGCCAAGGACTGGAACGGTCTGGGCAACATCGTTGAGGCTTCGGGAACCGTTGGTGGTATCAACCGTGCAACCGCTGGTAACGAATACTGGCGTTCGTACGAGGAGAACACCGCTGGTGCGTTGACGCTCGCCCAAATGGCGACCGCCTACAACACCGTTTCGGTGGGCAACGACCACCCCGACATGATTCTTACGACTCAGACTCTGTTTGAGAAGTACGAGGCATTGTTGGTTCCGCAACTCCGCTTCACCGACAGCAAGACGGCTGATGCTGGATTCCAGAACCTGCTTTACAAGGCTGCACCCGTCACCTACGACGTGCACTGCACGGCTGGTGTCGTTTACTTCCTTAACAGCAAGTATCTGACCTTGGTTGGTCACAGCGACAAGTGGTTCGCTCAGACCGACTTCGTGCGCCCTGAGAACATGGATGCACGTTACGCCCTCGTGATGTGCTACGGCAACCTTACCTGCCGTAACGCGAAGAAGCAGGGCAAACTAACCGCCAAGACTGCCTAATAAGCGTCTAGGAACAGGTAACATATTGGTGGTGGGGGTGTATGCCCCCACCACTAATACTATTCAGGAGAGATTATGGCTAAAGTTGGCAAAGGTCTTGGACCAAAAGATAAGTCGTACGAAAGGGCTGAAGAGAAGCGCCTAGGAGGGTTGAAGCCATCCTCCAAGAAGGGTCCATCTTCTGTTTCTGCTGGTTACAAGAAGTTGAAGAATCCTGCCGCTGAGGCTAAGCGACGCGAGTTCGTGAAAGCAGAGTTGGCTAAGAAGAATATTACCCCCAGTGCCAGTGGTAAGCGTTCGGTTGCTGAGATTGCGGCTCGCGAGTTGGCTCGCCAGAAGTTTGCTCGTCAACGTAAGCGTCAACGCGCAGCCCGTAAGTCGTCATCCGATTATGGAATGGAATAATGGCTGACAAAAAGCCGAAGGAAATAACTCCGATTCCACCAGACCGTTTTAATGCGTTGTCTGCTGCCGACAGGAATACCCACCTAGAGGAGTTGG